TCCTTGCTCTAATAGCATGCCAAGTATGGTTGGCATCATTTGATAGGCACCCATGCCAGACTTCATTCTTCTTTGAGTTAGCTGCTTAATAATTTCTGAAAATGTAGTTTTACCTTTTATTCCTAAATCAGCTTTAATTGCCCTAATTCCATTTATCCAATTAGATTTAGCTTCTGATTGGAATGGAGAAATTTCATCTATAAAAGAACTTCCCTTCCTTTTAGATAAAGAAGCAAACATCGTGTTCATTGTTCCAATTACACCAGTTGATTGCATTAAATAATTTGATGCCCTAACACCAGTTATTCTATGATATTGTTCTGCTTCCGCTGCTGACATACCATTTGCAATAAGTAATTTTTTTAATTCTCCTGGCTTAAACATTTTAGAAGATTTTTCGGCTGTCATAAAATGAGATTTTGCTGCAGGATCAGTTATATCAAAATCTTTTATGCCACCAATTAAACCTAAAGCTTTTGCATATTGATTTTCATTAATTAATTTTTTATTTCGTAATAAAGTTATTGCCTCATACATATCTGATGTATAAGCTGATCCCTTTACTGGAATAAAACCTTTAGCTTTATTTGCCTTATTATATTTATTTTTATTTGAATATATTTCAGCAATTAATCCTTTACCCTTAAATTCTTTATCTAATTTAATTAACTGTGCAGTTCTAGCTTTTACAAATTCTTCTGTGGGATTTGTTCCATTTTGACGTGCTGTCTTTCTAGCATACTTCATGGCCTCTTCATAATCTTTTTTAGTTCTATCTAATGCATCTTGTATTGGCATTCCAGTCATTCTGTGTAATATAGAAGCATCTGAAGAAACACTTGTTGCCATAATTACATTTTGATAATCTTTTGAATTAACTAGTCTTGCCCATATAGACATGATGTTTTCTTGACCATACCCATATTTATTACTCATTATCTGCCCGCCAAAATTATACCCACTATTAGCAGCTTCTAGCGCATCATACAATCCTGGAATTCTGCTTATCTTTGGGCCAAAGACTACTTCGCCTGGAGTAAGAGCTGCCGTTATTTTTCCGCCACCCTCAAATGTGTACGGGGCCATAGCAATTAAATCTTTATTTTGTGGATCTAATGAAGCTCCCTGATTTAATACATAACCTCCTAATGGTACGGTTCCAAGCCTGTCGTCATAGTTTATTGAAGTTGGTCCAGATACTGTTGTCTTGTTTGGTCCAAAAGACTCCACCATTCCGCCATCATTAAATTTAGGAAGTCTTGTTGTCTGTATGCTATATGGTGCACCAAATGTTCTTACTCCACGAAGTCTGCCAAATTCCTCCATGACAGCACGATTGCCTTCTTTTTTGTATAAATCTCTTAATGTAAATTGTCCATTAGCATCAACGACTGGTTGATTCATTAATGGAGCTTTTGTAAAATCAATTGTTCTACCACGAGCTGCGGCAAATGCTCCTAGTTCGGCTCTCATTGCAGATTCTAATTGTGCATTTACTGCTATAATTTCTGCTTTAGCTTGATCAACAGTCATTTTGCCAGCACGTAATTGTGACACAATTGCTGCAGATTGTGTTGTAGTAATTGGTAATATGTCATCAAATGTATCTAATAACTCGCTACTTACTGTTCCGCCTAAAGATATAGTTTTCTTTAACGAAGCAACTTCTGCTTCTGTTTGCATAGCAAGGGTGGATAGAAGTGCATGATATCTGGCAGCTTCGCTTGAAACTATTCCTGTAGAAACTCCTTTTACTTCTGTTAATCCTGGAACTGCTGGTAATCTGTCATGCATGTATATCTGTGGAGTTCTACCAATTTTTTGATTAACAGGAATTGCTCCTGGAACTCCGCCTAAAAATGTAGCTGGATTATTTGGGTCTCTTGGATTAATATGAGACATTGCTCTGGTATTTAGTTCTCCAGAATATGGATCATTTGGATCGACAATTCTTCTTCCGCCAGCCATTACAGCTGAGCCAGCTACTGTAGTAACTGCTGGATTTACTGGAATTGTACCTTTAGCCATTGCTGACTGTAGGTTCATATAGTCACCAACTAGTTTAGTTAGTGCTCCATGTAAAACCTCTGCGGCTTTTGCGTCTGAGTAAAAAGCCTTTTCCACCATTTGAGAAGCTTTTTCTGCAGCAATTATTTCTGGAGTTAGCATCTTCCATCCCTTTGATCCCTGGAAAAGTGCTTTTAATGAAACTATACCCTTGGTTACATATCCGAAGAAGTTGGCCAACACACCAGTTAACATAATTATTGGACCAATAACTGCTGTGAATCCTCCTAGATACGTGACTGCCTTTTTAATTGGTTCTGGTAAATTAGTAAAGAAATCTAAAACCTTAGTAAATGCATTTATAAACTTTGTTGCGACTCCTAAAAAGTCTTCTCCGACATCTGCAAGACTAGCTCTCAATCCTTCAATAGCCCTTTTATATTTACCAGAAGCAGATTCAGTTACTAATGTTAATTCTCGGCCAGCTATGTCTGCAAGCTGCGATGCACTCGCATTCATTAAATTCATTACTTGTAATGTCTGGCTGCCTTCTTTTCCTAAGTTATTGAATAATGCAGCCATTCTGGCAAACTGGAACTTACCAAACATTTGCTCAAGTGCTCTTGCTTTACTTAATGGATCTAATCCGTCCAAAGCTTTTTGCAATCCTAATATCATTCCAGTTGTATTTCCAACATTTTGTTCGACAAGCCCCATTATGTCTATGCCAAACTCTGACATAACTCCAACTGTTTGTTTTGTGGGATTAATCATAGATGCAAGGCCAGACTTTAATGCGTTAGCCGCTTCTGAAGCATTGACTCCACCTTCACGCATTGCAGTTAAATATAATGCTAAATCTTGTACATCCCCGCCTAATTGTTTTACAACGGTACCAGCTTTTGGAATTGCTTCGACAAGGTCGTTTAGAGTTGTAGATGTTTGGTTTTCAACAGCGTTTAAAAAGTTAATTGATTCAGTTAATTCTTGAGTATTTGATTTGAAAGCTGTTTGAATTGCTAGTGTAGCTTTCATTGCTTCGGCTCTATCTACTTCACCAAGCACCGCCAACCTTGTTGTTTCTTTTAATGAAGATAATAATTGTTCGCCTTGTTGTCCAGTTGCTGCAATATCAGCAGCTAATCCGATTGTTTCTTTAAAATTAACTCCCATTGCATTAGACAGTTCTTTAGATGTAGCAATAACATCTTGTCTAATTTTTTTCAAGTCTGCGGAAGCTGTTCCAGCAATATCTCCGTAAACCTTAACTAATCTTGTTAACTCTTGATCTGCTTCTCTAAAAGCTTTAGCGGCTTGCGAACCAAACATTGCTAGTGGTACTGTTAAACCTACTGTTAACTGACGACCAGCCCATTGAGTATTTTTACCCCAATTAATTAAAGACGTAGCTCCTTCAGATAATGCACGATTCATTATCTGCAATTCCATTCTAGCTAACTGTGTCTTATTTCTTACCGCATCTAGACCTCTTGGAATCATTACGTTGTATTGCATTAAACCTTGAGCATTTCTGCCCAGCGGCTGCATTACTGCATTTTGTAACATTACCTGCTCTTGGGCAAGCTCTCTGATCAATCCCTTAGATGTTCTTGCGTGTGTTCTAAATGTTGAAAAATAATCTCTTAATTTTAATCTACCCGCATCCAGGTTTTTGCCAAACTTATCTACATCAGACTGTAAATTTACAAAGTGGCTTGAATACATTCCGCTTCCAACAAGCGTATCTCTAAACATGTTGTTGGCGATTTTTGTTGCGGAAGCAATTGATTTGTTAGATGTTACTAGTTCTCTTTGAAGTTGTTGTAGACTGGCCGTAGCCCTGTGTACTTCGGACACAAGGCTAGACAAGTCAGCTTTGGCGACTATACTCGTTACAATTTGTTCGTCTGCCACTAATTACTCCTTAGAGTATCCTAACCCCATTCCGACTCCAAAACCTGCTTCTTGTGCAAAACTTCCTTGCAGTGAAACGACGTCGTCTCCACTAGCTGTTATGCCAAGAGCCCTTCTTTGGATGTCCTCAAAAGTAGGACCTTCTTTTGTTTCTGCATCATCGTCAATCTGTATACCTTTTAACGATGCTGCAAATTTTCGCTGGTTATGCTCCTTCTCATGCATTGTTTTTAGCGTTTGAAGAAGCTCAGGCATTGATAAATTTTCTTCTAACTCTTCGTAATTCTTCCAATGCCCAAGAAGAAATACTTCACCTAATAATGCGGCTAAATCTAGTTCTGACCAGCTAGAACCGCTGCCGCTATCAGGTTTGGGTCGTCCATCTTAATTCCTCCGCAAACTTCAAGGATGCGATTGATTGTTGGAACGTCCAATGCGTCTTCTAATTTTTCTCTATCAGCAGCAAGTTCTGGTAACTGAGTTTCCAGTGCTACTGCACATGCTTCAACTAGAATTCCTAATGTGACATTTTCATCATTAGAGTCTTGTGTCTTTTTTACAACTTCCATAAACTTACGTAGCTGCTTGATCGACAATGGCTTTAACTTTACCTTAGCGCCATTTTGTAATTCAATTTCTTCTACGTCATATACTTTTGTAGCCAATTTGATCCTCCTTTAGGATTCTAAATTATTATAGCATAAGGAGTATGCAGACACAATAAATAAGCCCCCATTTCTGGGGGCTATTTATTAATAATTAAAATTAATTATTATACTACCAAAGTACGATCAATAATTACTCCGTACTCCGAATTTGCGTGAGCTGAGTCACCAGATGGGAGAAGACGGAATGTTACTGGGAATGTAGTTGGTGTAGTACGAGCCAAAGAAAATTGTGACTGCTGTACAGAAAGAACACGACGTGCATAATAAATACGCTCTGCTCGTGTAACACCTGCTGATGGAGCTTGTCCAATAGCAACCAATTGACGCTCTACGGGAGCTGCACCAAGTGCACCTGCCTCTAGACCAATTGTATCTGTTTCTGTATTTCCAGTTCCTGCATTTACTGGCTTTCCTGCCTGACCGAATACAGCTAGAACGTTCTCTAGAGTACCTTCAGACATTTCAGTTGCGATCATAACCTCCATCGCAGACTTGAATAGCTTTGCTGTATCAAGCAACTGATCTACAGTAACAGAATCGTATGTTGGGTTATAAGTGATCTGAAGACCATTGTTTGTAAAACCAACGTTACGATATGCTGCACCAGTAGTTCCTGCTGCTACATCGAGGCCATTTAGTGTTTTCCAGTATTCCTCTCCAGCAACGAATGCTGGAACCTTTGTGTTTCTTGAAGCTGTGCCTGCTAATTCAGTACCTGGAACCATGCTGGCGTTATAGCCAGATGTCAAGCTGTCTTCAATTGACAAGAATAGTGGAGCTGCACCAACGATAATATTTTTAGCATTACCTGTATTTTGTGCCATGAGTTTTTATCCTCCTATTTCATGAAATTAATATATATATATTTGGCTGGCTAGGCCCTTTCCTCTATAGCCAATTATAGGGTAATAGATAGCCTAAAGCAAACTAGGCAAACCTGCCGTTACTGTCTGTGATTCTTGAATATTTAACCTCTAGTATTACATCCGCCGCAAAGAATCCCTGCAGTTCCTCAGATGGCGCTGTCGGAGATATGTCAGCTATAAATATGCTATGGAATTTAAACTTGTCTGAAAGCTTATCCCAATAGTTTATATCCTTAGCCGAATCATCCATTCTTCTAAATTGATCTGTCATAAAGTTTCTTATTTCTACTATGTCTATAACCTCTGTAGAATATATTGTAAATAGTATCTGTTCACAGCAAATAAGCCAGTTATTCTCATAGGATAGACCTATCTTGTCGTAGACTATATGTTTCTTCCCGCTCAAAAATTGATTCATTTCGGGAGCTTGTTGAATTGGCAAAATTGGGATAATGGTCTCATCTAGGTTGTCGCTATAATAATCATTAGGATTAAATATATTAGCAGCCTTTAGCTTTTCCCACAGAAATTTTCTAAGTTCAAACATTGCGTCTAGTTTGTAGTTAGGCATTAGCTACCCCCGTAAAAGCCGCTAGAAGGGCCGCATCAGCCTCACTGGCAATACTGTTAGGTGAGAACTTATACTTAACCGTTTTGATCTGTACAGGGACTGTCAGAGCCTTTGTCATGGCAGAATTAAATAGTCTTTGAAAGCCAGACTTTTTAATAGACATATTGACTAATTGTCCTGTAAAAAAATATTTATAAGATGATAAAAATGAATTTTTAGTTGCTACTCCGCCTGGTTTATTTACTGTAACAGATTGTCCTTTTGGCATAAAGACGGTATATCCATTTATGTCAAAAACTAATCTTTCAGACTTTCTAGGACTAATCACAACTGTTTTACCCTGCTCCATAATAAAAGCTTTTTTAATAAATACGTGTTTGTGATTTGAATTTTCTGAAGGCACAAAGGATTTTGAATCTAATAACTCATAGTTTAATTTAAAAGATAGGCCATCTTGAGCTAACTTGTTTAGCTTAAATAGCCTTGCTTCTTTTGTTCCCGCCTGATCCCATTCGTAAACATGGTGAAAAGATTTTGGATTAGTTCTAGCTTTTGCATCTATATATTCTCCAAAGTCTTTGTCTATCTGCCTAAATAATGTTTTACTGAATGTATTTTGAAATGCTAAATTTGAAGCAAGCTTGGCTAACACATTTGTTTTGTAGAATATGGCAGCAGATATCTGTGCTACAGTGCTATCTTTTATTGCACCGCTAATTGGCTGCCCAGCCATTAGATTAACTAATCCGCTAGCAGCCTGAAGGGCCATTGCTTCAGAAGCCAATTTGCTGATTCTCCGATCTTTTTACTGATGAATTATATCCAATAACTTTTCCGAACGGATCTGTTATAGGGGTAGTTCCCATTATTTCAAATACTGTTGGCGTATCATTTGGTGAATTTATTTCTGTCCATATATAGTTATTATTAGCATCTCTAATATTTGTTATTTTTTCTCTTAGTGTTAGTCTTTGTGCAGTTCTAATTTGTAGAATTTGGTCATTAAAATACTTGTTTCCCATAACTTGCTTGTCACTTGTTCTTGTAGATGATGAATTGCTTATTACTCCCTTAGCATGACATGGCAAGGTTTTATAAAATATCCATTGCTTTTTAATTGCGCCAGTATCTGGATCCTGTTCATCTGTTTGTCTATAGACATCTAACTTCATAGACAAAACTGCATCTACGATTGTGTTCATTAGATTATTGCCGCACCAGACAATACATAATCTGCCAACAATTTATCGGCATAAGCATTTCCAGTTCCTCTAAAGACATCTACATTATATTCAAAATCCCAATCGAAAGTAGACATATTCTTTATATAGTTATTCTTCCAGTTAATATCGTTTGAGAAATAGTCTTTCATAAGTTCTATTCCAGCAAGCTCTACGTTGTCTGGAACCTTTTCCCAACCAAATCTACCGTTAACTTCATAGGTTGTATCTGATCTAAACACTCCGCTAGAGTCATGAATAGATGGAGGAACCATTCCGTTTGCTGTATATACAGTATTATCTAACATAGCAGCACGGTTTATTCTCAGACCATATCCTGTTGTAACAATCTCCACATTGTAGTTCCAATTATTAATTCCTTGAATATTATTTACCAATAATATATCGTTTGCATACAATTCGTGAAGGTCATATATTTTTGCTGGCAAAGGAAGGACATCTGAGTTATATCCAGTTATTGAGTAAGACTCATCATACAAATAAAACTTTTGATGAGTGTATTCTTCTATGCGCTTTCTAGCATATTTTTCTGCACGACATAATTCTTTATATGACTTATAGTTTGGATCAGAAGGGTCTATGCTTACTCCTAGGTCCTCGATATGATTAAAATCCACATATGGAGTTACTACAAATACCTCGTCTTCTTTGTATACAAACTTGTTTCCAATATAATATTCCCATTTTAGCCTTAGTGTTTTATTTCTATTGGTATGGTTTAATGGTATATAAACAGTATAAGATCCAGGATTAGTTTCATCCGCCACCGCCGTCAATGTTTCTAAAAGTGTTGTTGGCGCAATAGGAGGATTTATTGCTGGATCGTTTGTAACATCGTAAACTTTTACGATAGGATCATTTTCTGGAACTGCCATATCGCCATTCCAGAATATTTGATGCGTTACTGGAGATTGTGAATGTAATAATATCTCTGCCATTTAGCAGGTTTAGTTATAGTACTCCTGTACCTCTCTTGGCGTAGCCAACCTAAACCCTTCCTCCTTGTCAAAAATTTGCTGTGCTTTTTCAGGCTTCATAGCAACAAAAGGATGTTCTTTTGTAAACGTATGTCCTGCAATGTCATATCTGTAATTTGCACGTGTCATTCTGACCAAAACCATATCATCTTCTAACTCTTGGTTAGGATCAAACTTTGGCAAAACTTCTGGTGCTTCTTCTTTTGAGTCTTCTATGTTCTTTAGTGTGCTTTGATAGACTGACCAAGTTACGCCTTCTTCTGCCAATGCGGCAATAATATCTGCTTTATTTTTTAGTCCATCTGTTTCTACGGCAAAATCGCCAGCAATTTGCTTTAGCTCTTTTA